AATGGCCTCAATGGGTTGGAATTGGTTTTTCACCAGAAAAAAATGCCGCAAGACATTTCAAATTAAATAATGATTGTGAAGTTAAAGCGGTTGCAACCTCAAAGGATGCTCTTCGTGGTTATACTCCCACAATTCTTATTTTTGATGAGGCGGCGTTTATTGACGCGGATTCGGACTTTTGGGCTGCTTGTATGGCATCACTTTCTACAGGTGGTAAAGTGATTGTTGTATCTACTCCAAACGGATACGATCCGATTTATTATGAAATTTACGATCAAGCCCTACGTGGCATGAATGATTTCAAAATATCGGAAATGTTTTGGTATCGAGATCCAAGATATACAAAGGATCTTTATATGGTAAAAACTTCGGACTTAGTTCATTTTTTACTTAATCGAGAAGATTATTCTCAAGACACCGTGATTGAGTTAAACGTGGATAACCCATATGAAAGAGACCACGACATAGTCCAAGATTACATAGAGAAAGGATATAAGCCTTGTTCTTCATGGTTCGAAGGGATGGTGAAGAAACTAAAGTACGATAGACGAAAAGTTGCCCAAGAATTGGAATGTAATTTCTTGGGATCAGGTGATAACGTATTTGACTCTGATTTAATGCAAAATATTGCAAAAAATCAAGTTAGAGATCCCCAAGCTAAATTGATGGGAAGCGCTCTTTGGATATTCAAGGAACCTGAAAACGGTCATAAGTACGTTATGGGTGTTGACGTTTCTCGTGGTGACTCTGAGGATTTTTCATCAATACAAATTATTGATTTTGATGAAAGAGAACAGGTATTGGAGTATGTCGGTAAAGTTCCACCAGATGTTTTAGCCGAAATCGCATATAAGTGGGGAACCATGTATAATGCCTTCTGTGTAATTGACATTACAGGGGGTATGGGGGTGTCTACAGCTCGCAAACTACAAGAGCTACAGTATCAGGGTGGATTGTATGTTGATGGTGTTGACGCTAGTAATAAATGGAAATGGGACCCTAAGATAAATGACAAAATCCCTGGTATAAATTTTAACACGAAACGAGTTCAAATAATTGCCGCTTTTGAAGAAGCGGTAAGACATGGATTTAAAATTTATTCAAGAAGAACTTACAACGAAATGAATACTTTCGTTTATATCAACGGAAGACCTGATCACCAAAAAGGACAACATGATGACTGTATAATGGGATTATCTATGGCAATTTATGTTGCCGAAAAATCTTTTCAGTCATTGACCAAAGTTGTAAACCATACAAAAGCAATGTTGAATTCGTGGGCAACTGTCATGAATGAAAACAAAAATACATCCGACTTTTTCAACCCAATGGTACCACAAATGGGTAGAGATCCAAGATTAAATAACAACGGGGCATCCAAAGCGGATTATCAAAAATATGGATGGTTATTTGGAGCCTAATAACTATTTATATTATCAGGGTAAATAGTAAAATTACGTATGGCAGATCAAAACATGACAGTTTGGCAAAGATTGTCACAAACCTTTGGACCGAATTCACTTCTCAATCAGGATTATCCTACTTTCAAGTTCGATAAAAAGGAACTTTTACGGACAACAAGTAGACAAGAATACGAGACAGAAAAACTTCAAGCTCAACAAACTTATTATATTGCCAATCAGTGGGCAAAAGTAGAAAACAATTTATATTCTCAAGCAATCTATTATGAACCAACAAGACTGTCGGCTCAATATGATTACGAATCAATGGAATATACCCCTGAAATTTCTGCGGCTTTGGACATTTATGCTGAAGAATGTACCACAACAAATGAAGATGGGTTTATTTTACAAATCTATTCCGAGTCTAAAAGAATCAAAGGGGTTTTAGCGGATTTATTTAATAATGCTTTGGACATCAACACAAACTTACCAATGTGGACAAGAAACACATGTAAGTATGGTGATAACTTTGTTTATTTGAAACTGGATCCCGAAAAGGGAGTCGTTGGATGTCAACAACTTCCAACCATTGAAATCGAAAGACATGAGGTTGGTGCAAGTGGAAAAATTTCTGTGGATGTTAAAAACGAAGTCGATAAAGACAGAAAAGCCCTCCATTTCACTTGGAAAAACAAAAACATGGAATTCCAATCTTGGGAAATTGCTCACTTCAGATTATTGGGTGATGACAGAAAATTACCTTACGGAACTTCAATGTTGGAAAAAGCAAGACGTATTTGGAAACAGTTGTTGTTATGTGAGGACGCGATGTTAATTTATCGTACTTCAAGAGCTCCTGAAAGAAGAATATTCAAGGTTTTTGTTGGTAATATGAATGACGATGATGTTGAAGCTTATGTACAACGTGTTGCCAATAAGTTCAAAAGAGAACAAATAGTTGATAGTAAGACAGGTAACGTAGACATGAGATTCAACCAAATGGCGGTTGATCAAGACTATTTCATCCCTGTCAGAGACCCTGCAGCTCCATCTCCGATTGATACTTTAGCTGGAGCACAAAACCTTTCAGAAATCGCCGATATTGAATATATTCAGAAAAAACTTTTAACTGCTCTTAGAGTTCCAAAAGCATTTTTAGGATTCGAAGAAGTAGTTGGTGATGGTAAAAATTTAGCATTACAAGATATCCGTTTTGCTAGGACTATAAATCGTATTCAGAAAAGTATGTTGGCGGAAATGAACAAAATTGCCATAGTACACTTATTCTTATTAGGATTTGAAGACGAACTTTCAAACTTCACATTAGGTCTAACTAATCCATCGACACAAGCGGATCTTCTGAAAGTAGATGTATGGAAAGAGAAAGTTTTATTATATAAAGATTTGGTCGCCGATCCAGGTAATGGTATACAAGCGACATCCTCTACTTGGGCTAAGAAACACATTTTTGGATGGTCTGATGATGAGGTTAGATTGGATCTACAACAACAACGAGTTGAAAGAGCCGTAGGAGAAGAACTTAAAGCAACTCCTACAGTTATTACAAAAACAGGACTATTCGATAATATAGATAAACTCTACGGAAGCATGACAGGGTCAACACCAGCCGCTGGTGCAGAGACAACTCCAGGCGGAACTGAAGAATTGGGAGCACCTCCAGCACCACCTTTAGGAGGCGAACCTGAAATTGCACCTCCACCACCTGGAGTTGGAGAACCAGCAGGAGAAGTTACCCCCGAATCAAGAAAAAGAGACCTCAATATTTTAGTTGAAACCAACATGATAGAGGGGTCGGAAATAATAAATTTGGGGCAAGCACAAGATTATTTAGGAGAAATTTCAAAACAATTGGATAAGTTATTAAATTCCTAATATTTATAGCAAAAAAATATAAGAAATGACTTTTGGAATCATAAAATCCCTGATAGAAAACAATCTTTTAGAATCCTACAAAAACGAACAAGAATTCAAAAAGAGCCTGAGAGAATTCAAACACAATGTTTTGAGTAATAAATCTATGTCAAGAGCGTATGCGATATACGATCAACTGAGTTCTCCCCAAGGATTGAATGAACAGGATTCCAAAATTTTCATTGAAGAGGGGGTAAGCTTGTTGAACAAAATTTTACCAGCGATCAAATTACCAACTTCATTGTCAAAAGTCGAAAACAAATATGCCGATATTGATACATTAGTTTACAACAAAAATGTAGATTTATTAGAAAGAGTTCAGGCGAAAAAAAATGTCATCAAGGTAGTGTCGTCCCAAAAGGAAACCGTAAAAGAAAGTGTCAATATTCCAATAAGTTCAATGGTTGCAGTTGCTAATCAAACAATTAGTAATTATATCCAATCTTTGGATGAGAATACTAAAAAGGAATTTTTTCAGATTGTGTCTGAAGACACTCATACGTTGGAAACGAAATTCCAAACAATCAAAGAAAATACAATTTCAAAGTTAAGTGATATATTAAGTAGTGAAGAATCCGAAGAGATTAAATCAAAAATTTCAGAAACAATCGAAAAAATCAAGGTAGAGAAATTTGATCAATTAAATTTTTTGAAACTGAAAAATTTGGAACAATCAATTTGATTTATCCTTCTTTTTTTGAACAAACTTAGCCTTAAGAATCTGAGCTCTCTTGATCTCAGATTTTTTTGTATAATCCCTATTATCAAATAAAATTTGATTTTGTTTTGTTTTCACCACTTTTGATTTGAGAATCTTGAGAGCTTTCTCTATACTTTCTCCTTGTTTTATTTTTACGATTAACATATATTACAAATATCAACAAAGATATAAAAAATTTTGACATGAGGTGATTTTATATCTATATTTTTTGTAAGAAAATAAACTTACATAAAATTATCCAAATGAAAAAAGGTAAAAGTGTCAAACTTAACCTATTCAACCCAATCAAGTCTGTCTATGGGACAGTTGATTCGAAGAACCTAAAATCAATTTATATTAACATACAATCGTGGGTTACCCCAAAAAATGATGACCATAATTGGAATCGTGTTGTAAGTAGTTTGGGGAGAGAAATAAAAAATTCAGTAACTGAATCACTTGACCAAAAAATATTTTTGGACAAAAATATTGTCGATTTAGATTTACGAACAAGTGGAATTTCCAAAGGGAAAAAATCTTTTTTCAATTTAGAAATCAATCTTTTTACGTCCGTAAATACAGATTTCAGATCATATGAAATAAAGGAATCTGTGAAAAACATTGTCAAATCAATTTATCAGAACAATGTTTACTCCAATCAATATTTTGAATTTTCCATCTCCAAAAAGACCATTTCCGATCAAACAATCTAATTCTATATATTTATCTAAAAAAATATTAAATGAAAAATTTAAGAATTTTAGAAGCTAGCGAACTTGGTCACGGTATTCTTATTGAAATGGATGCTGGTTATGTATCCCCAAAGGACGCTCAGAATATAGAAGTTTTGAAAGAAGCTTCAAATATGGATTATAGAAATCCATTTGAGTTTTATGCTGTTTTACAGAAGTATGACACTCCAAACAGAAATGGACGAACATATCCTGAAAGGATATTGAAAAGAGAAGCCGATCGATACAAACAAGCAATTGCAAAAGGATTGTCAACATCTGAATTAAATCACCCTGAATCTTCACTTATTGATTTGGATCGTGTTTCTCACATAATTACGGATATTTGGTGGGATAAAAATATTTTGATGGGTAAGTTAAAATTATTGACTTCACCTGGATTTCATGAAAGAGGGATTGTGTCCACAAAAGGAGATCAGGCTGCTAACTTGATGAGACAAGGTGTTACTTTGGGGATTTCATCAAGGGGAGTTGGATCTTTAAAGAAAGTGGGTGAAAGAAATGAAGTACAAGATGATTTTGAACTGATTTGTTTTGACTTAGTTTCATCTCCATCCACACCAGGAGCTTATCTATTTTCAAATCCTGATGAAAGAAGCAAATATGAGGAAAATTTGGAAGAAGAAAAAAAATCTAAGGGGGGGAATGATTATGTTGAGAAGTCAGTTGACTTAATGAAAAAATTGAACGATTTTTTGGGAAAATAAAATTATGGACGAGAAATATTTTGTAGCAAAAATTCAGTATGATTTCCCTGATGAGAACACGGGAAAGATCAAAAAGGTAAGAGAAGAAAAATTGGTTAACGGTTATTCCGTAACTGATGTTGAAGCCAAGGTAACTAAAAAGTACGAAGGTTTCACACACGATTGGAGAATAACTTCAGTATCTGAAAGTAAGATTGACGAAGTTATTAGTTAATAATTTAAAAGTGTTTTATTAAAGTGGTTAGGTGACTGACCACTTTTTTTATTTTGTGGGTATTTATAATATAAAATTTAATAAATCTTTGATGATAATATTGTCAAAATGAATTTTTTTCATTTGGACACTATTTATATGATAAAATAAAATAGTTTTTTTCATGCAAGAAAATAAAAATTTAGTACAGGAGGCACTTATTCAAATGAAAAATGTTGAAGAAGCTATCGCCCAGAATGCAAAAGGAATACTTGCTTCTACAATGAAGGAAGAAATCAATCAGTTAGTAAAAGAATCTCTATCAGAACAAGATATGGAAGATGAGGTTGAATTAGATGTAGATATGGATGACGACACAGAAGACGTTGACATGGATACTGATAATGAGGATGAAATGGACATGGAACTAGATATGGACATGGACATGGATTCTGAAGAAAGTCCAATCGATTTGACCGACGCTTCTGACGAAGAAATTCTAAGAGTGTTCAAAGCTATGGGTGAAGAAGATGGAATCATCGTTAAAAAAGACGGTGAAGACATTCACTTAAGTGATGAAGACGCTGATGTAGAATATCTTGTAAAGCTTGGTGAGTCTGAGGAACAAGAAGAAGAATTAGACGAAACAATGGATTTAGAAGAAATGGATTTCGACTCTGAAGAAACTAATAAGTTGATTGACACAATATTCAACCCTAAAGGAGATGTTGACAATATTGATTTCGAATCAGAAGAAGAAGGGGTAATGTACGAAATCGAAATGGAAGAAGAGTCTGACGAATACATGGAAGACGAATACATGGAAGACGAATACATGGAAGACGAATACATGGAATACGACATGGAAGAAGAAGTTATGTATGAAATTGAAATGGAAGAAGACATGGATGATGACGACGACGAAATGGGAGATGATGATTTGGACGAATCTTACGACCATAGAAGATCGGTTAGAGAAGGTAAATCGACAGTAAAACCTAAAGGTATTGTTGGTAAAGGACCTAAATTCACTTACGAGAAACAAACCGGAGGATTCAACGAAAAGAAAAAAGAGGGTCCTAAATCCTATGGAACTGGTAGTGCAACAAAGGCGAAATCTTTCCCTAAAGGTGAAAATACAGATGGTAAGTCAAAAGTTGTTAAAGCTGAAACAAAAGAGGGTGCTGAAGATTTTACAACCAAAAAAGGTGGTACTCTAAGAGGAAAAGCTTTCGAAAAGGAAGAAACTAAAGAGGCTGCTAGAGGTTATGCATTTGGGCCAAAAGGTCTTAGAAAAGGTATAACTAACAATAGAAACCTTAAAAAAGAATCTACTCAAGAAGAAGTTAATGTGTTGAGAGAAAAGAATGAAGAGTACAGAAAAGCATTAAATGTTTTCAGAGAAAAACTTAATGAAGTTGCAATCTTCAACTCTAACTTGGCATACGCAACAAGATTGTTCACTGAACATTCGACCACTAAAAAAGAAAAAATTAACATTCTTAGAAGATTCGATAATGTAGAAACTTTGAAAGAATCAAAAAATCTTTATAAGTCGATCAAAGATGAATTATCAACTAGTGAAAGTACACCGATCAATGAATCAGTAGAAACTAAATTAAACAAAAATGTTTCTTCAGGTTCATCAACTACTCTTATTGAATCTAAAACATATGAGAATCCTCAATTCTTAAGAATGAAAGATTTGATGAGTAAAATCGGATAAATAAAAAATAAAAATAAATAAAACAAACAAATACTAAAAATGGGAGCATTATTAGAATCAGGTCTTGTAGGTAACATCGGTCTTAAGCACCTTAAAGTTATCAAAGAAGACACAATCAACAAATGGG